GTTAATGCAATTCCTGGTCCATCGTTATCAGTGCATAATATTATTTTTTTAAATGGTTTAAAGTATTCATAACAGTTATCTAAATAAGTTAAATTTTGATTTCCTTTACTTGCTCCATTTGGAACTGAACAAACAACATAATTTCCTGCTTCATATAAACTTAAAGCGTCTATTTCACCTTCAACTATATAACATGTTTCAGATTCTAATTTTAAATTATTAAGACCATAAAAAACTAATTCAGCACCTGAAACCATTTTAAAATGTTTGTCAGCTGTTCTATATTTAATATTTATTAAACTATTGTCTCTATAATAATTAAAATTTATTGTTTTTTGTTTTTTCCCACTTTGTGGCATAAACTCTAAACTTTCAGTTATTTTCCAATAATTTAAGGTTGCTTCGCTTATACCTCGACTTTTGAAATAATCAATAATCTTTTGAGACAATTGACTTTTAATTATTTCAGGCCTTACATATTCATTTTCCATAAAATTTACATTTCCAGAATACCCACAATTATGACAATTATATAAACCTGTTTGTACATTAACAGACAAAGATTTATCTCTTTTGTTTTTACGTGTCGGTCCACATTTTGGACATATTGTTTTTTGATTTCCTGATTGATTTTTTACTTTGATTCCTAATTCATAAAATTTATCTATTGTGTTTGTCATAAGTTTAATTTAGTTATATTCCATTTAGTCTTAATTTTGTTTAAAGTTACCATTATACTTTCATCAACTTTAAACCATTTTTTTTTATAATATATTTTTTTTGTTATACAATTTCTTAATATAATATCTTTTTCAGGATTTTTAAAATTATGTTTAACTTCTAATATTATTGCTTTTGAAGTATGCCAAGAATCTGCTATTCTTTCTAATGTTATTTTTTGGCCACCTTTTAAATAATTATTAAATCTTTTAACCTCAATTAATATTAAAATTTCATTGTCAATTTCGAATACTGCGTCTATGTCTGTAGGGTGCATTTTTTTATCACCAATTCCTGTAAAGTCAATTGCTTGCTTTACTTGTTTAGAATTTCTTATTAGACTTTTCATTTACGTGATTATAAATTTGATTAAATTCTTCAATTGTTAAAACGTTTCTTAAATTAAATTCATTTAATGTTTTTGTTTCAGTTTCTGCCCCTAATTTCATTTCGTTATCCTCATTATATAAATAAAAGTTTTTTAGTCCTTTTATCTTTTTATAAGCTAAAGGTTCATTAAACTGCTCCATAAAGCGGTCTATGTACTTAATACCATTTTTGTCATTTGTTCTTAGTTTTAGAATTGTTAAAAAATTACCTGACCAAAAAGAATCATGTCTTAGTTTTTTACAAACTTTATAAACATCTCTTAAATTATATTTATCTAATCGCTCTACTTTGTCAAGGGTGTCAATCCACTTTAATTTTTTAGCATTCGTATTAGGTCTGTATTTTTCAGGAAATAATTTTATAAAATGTTCAATAGATTTATAGGCAGTTGAGTTAATACTTATATTATTATTTAATATATTATTTTGATTGTGTTTTTCCGAATCGGTTTTATCCGTGCCGGTTTTTTGTGATAGGTCATCTAAATAATAATTATAACCAGCAAAGCGACCTTTAACTCTTACCTCTTCTCTTTTTAATAAACCATACTTTTCGAGCTCAGCTATTTTATTTGCTATAGCCTGATAATTATCTTTAAAGTGTCCTATTAAATATTTAATTGTAATAGGTCTTGAAGTATCATGTGAAAACAAATAAGCATAAAGACCTGTTGCCCCCATTGTAATGCCTTTAATACGGAAGACTGCATTAGGTACAATTGTGAAGCTGTCGAATTTCTTCGGCTTATATATTCTATTGATTTCCATTTATTTTAATTTTTAAAGATTTCCCGTTTACTGTCCAAGAATTCTCTAAAGTCGTCAAAGTGTTTTTTGAACTCTCTATATGAAATATCTTTTTCCTGGTATATATCCCATAAAAAGTCTATTAAAACATCTAATTCTAATTGATTCATTTTGCCTATGTACTTAAAAGTTATAGGCACCTCAGCTGTTGATGACTGAGTAAACTTAACCTTCTGTGCTTCTTCGTTATAATAAATTTCTCTATAATTCATTGTTATAATATTTTTGAAGCAACTCTTCCACTTCCTCAAATGATTTAGACCAGCAAGCATACCAATTACATTTTTTTAATTTGTCCAGCCATTCAAGTTGTGATTCTGTTGGTTTGTTATAATTTACTTTTAATTCTATTGCCAAGCCATTATATTTTTTATTTGGCGTAAAAATTAAAATATCTGGGATTCCTGCTTTAGCCCCTAAGTATTTTAATTTGAATCTTTCAAAAGGTGTTCTTTTACCTTCGTTGCTTGCATGAGTAACTAAATAATCAGGATATTGAAATTTAATTAATCTCATTACCGCATGTTGAAATTTGTCTTCTTTTCCTAAATACTTATTAAAAGGATTTCCCATGCGCTATAAAATAATAATATTATTCTAAATTAAAAGTAATATTGTAATTATAATTATTAACCCAGCATAAGACCAAGCTAATATTTTATAATTGCTTTCTATTTGTTTTTTATTTCTTCCTTGCATTTTTTTATTTCTTCGTTTTTTTCAATAATTGCTAACTGTGCCATATTATAAGCGTGTAAAAGTTCATTAATATTCATTTTACTAATTGGCTTAACATGACCTTTTTCTTTTCCTATAATTTCTATTTTAAGTTGATTATATAATAATCTTAATTTTTTATTATAAGCCATCATATTTGGAAATTCTTTTAAAGCATGAATTACGGTCGCATGGTGTTTGTCTAATGAATTTGCTATTTGTGTTTTATTATAAGGGGTAAATTGATAGCATAAAGCATAATAACAAGCGCGCGCTTCTATAAATTTTAATTGCCTTGTTTGATTTGAAATATCTACACCAAAAGTAATTTCCACGAGTTGTCTAATGAATTTCATATTGTATAAGCGTTTTCATCTGATATTGTTCCCCATATATATCCAGGACAAATACCAGTTTCTTTATAAAATTTATAATTATCTAAAGCTTTTATATAAGCCTGTCTTCCTCTTTCAATATTATCTTCTGATAAATCAATTAATTGTATATCTACAAACATTTCATCTTTTATATATTTAGACATTACAATTATAAATTTGAATTGCTTTGGGTCTATTCCGCAAAAGTCGCTATAAAATGCCGCTTGTAAATGATAGCCCCATTTTTTTATGTCGTAGCCAAACAAGTAAGGAGACGTGTCCTGGCACGTTTTAACGTCCATTATAAAGCCTTTTTCATAATTTATATTATCAGGCCGACATCTACAATTAACACCATTAAACTCGTTATAATGGCTTAATTCTTTTTGTCCTTCTAAATACGGCCATATATATTTGCGGTCTTTTGATTTTAACAGATTATTGATTTCAATTATTAAATTGTTTTCAGCTTCATCAATTATTGTTTTACCCTCTGCTTCTTTTATTATTGCAGCATATTCTTCTTTGCCCGCTTTGCTACGCCTATCTATTTTAGGCATTATAAAAATATCTCTTTGAAAATTCTCAGGTTCTAAAATTTTTGTATGAACAGCCGTACCATAAGCCATAGCTTTACTGGGAACAACTTTTTCTGCCAACCACCTGCGAACTGAGGTTTTATATATTTTTTTTAATCCACTTGCAGAAACACTATTGTCTGCGTGATACTCTTGATTCGTGTCAAATACTTTTCTCATGTGTTTTTATTTAAAGGTCTTGATACAATCAACCCAGCTTTTTGGACTCTTTTGATTGCTTTGTTTAATTTCTTTTTTTCTTTTCTGTGTGCGTGAAATGTTTCGTTTGATATTGGTTCTCTTGCTTTCATCTTTGTTAATTTTTGATTCTACAATTATAAATCCAGTTTCCCGGAAATAGTTATTATTTAAAAAATTTAGATACTTATTCATAATAAAAAAGGCGGAGCGCTGTTAAGCTACCCCGCCTGACCTACAATTAAAAAGGCAAATCGTCAGTTGGTTCAATATGAGCTTTAACAACTTTTTGTTGTGCTGGTTGCTCTGGAGCAATCCACTCTTCTTGAAACTTAATTGACAAATAAGTTTTTACTTCGCCTTCATTATTCGGCTGGGTTTTATTTACCCATGCAGCAATATCTTTAACAACACCGTCTACATTAGCCTTTCCTTTATAATCAGGGTTTGAAGAATTAGGGTCTTTTTCATTTTTCCAAAGTGACCCAGTATTTAATTTATGTTCAAATGCCATAGCTATTGATTTTTAAAATGACTGATTAATTTATTTTTCAAAACATCTTTGCCACTCCAGTCAACTGTAGCAAGATATTTTCGAGCTGGTTCAATTTGATTAGCTCTAATTAAAGCTGATACTTTTTGCGCTGTAGCTTTTGACCTTAAATCGGTCGCAACTATTTCGCCGTCATCGTCATCAACCTCTAATCCTAACAAACTTATTAAACCGTATCTCCTAAAGTATGTTATTTGACTTCCTATCTTTTGAGGATTTTCATTAGGCTGAATAACTAATTTACTTTCGTAAATGTCTTTTCCGTCTGTTAGTTGTGTTGCAACAATCATATTTCCATGTTGCGTTACTTCTATTGGCGTTAAGTATAAAATTCCATATTTATTTAATACAGGCTTAACGGCTTTTAATACAGAATTTATATCTGCATAGTTACTTTTAAAATGTGGATTTTTACTGTCCTTAGAAATTGTGTGAATTTCCTTTTGCACTTTTAAAAGCTTATCGCTTAATTTTAAATTATTTTCCATAAGTCTAATTGTGTTATTTTAATAGTTCAATCATTGGAAAGCCAAGCTCTTTTAAAATCATAATTTCTGACCATTTAAAATTACCTGGATTTTCAATTCGTTCTTTTAAAGTTGGCATTGTTATTCCTAACTTTTCTGCTAAGTGATATTTTTTAAATCGTAATTTACGACACCAATCTCTAAAATCTAATTCAAATGCTTTATTCATTTTTTTACTTTTTATTAATTAAAAAAAAAGAGGAGGCTACTATTATTCACCTCCTCTCCTGTTCACTAAATTGGGTTAGCAGCAATCATTGAGTCAAGCTGGTTGCCCTGCTCAACTTCAACACATGCTGTTGGAAATTCTAACCCAAGTGCTTCTCTGATTTCCCGTTTAAATTCGACAGTCACGTTTCCGTTTTCTTCTTCCGTCGCAGTAAACAAGTCCTCGTTAAAATTGACTTTTATCATGTTGTTAAATTAATTATGAAGGCAGTTTACAAAATATATTTTTAATAAAAAAAAATACTTGTTTTTTGCTCAAAAATTGGCCTTTTTTGATTTTGAAGATTTCTTTGTAAAATGAAAAAATTTCCTTGATAGAAATTGACCGTATCGCCAAAACAAGAAAAAAGAGTATGTATATACTACAGACCTATTAAAACTCCTTAAAACGCGCGAAAACAGCCTTAAATCGCGTGTACGTTTTTATAAAAAAGGGCAAAAAATAGGCTCTTTTTAGCATAAAAAATAAGGCCAAAAAAGCGTAAAAAATACAGTGAAGACAGACCATAATTTTATGAAATTTCTATTTTTCCAGATGTGTCAAATTCGCTTAATTCTTGTAGCATGCCTTTATGAGCAATTACTTTAAATTCATTTTTTTTAACATCAACTTTTAAGCCGTCGATATAGCTTATTGAATCATCTTTATGGTTGGCAAAATCAATATAAATTTGATTGGAAAAAGCAAACCAATTATTTTTAGGTCTTGCAGAAAATTCGTATCGATTAACAAAACCTGAAAACAAAGACAATAATTCTTTTGCTTTAGCAATTGTGTCGCCTTGATATCTATTTAATGTTCCACTTGATTGGACATATTCGATGTCAAAATTTCCTCCACGTTCATTAATTGTTTTCCATGGAATAATTTTCATGATGTGTCTTTTTGTGTTTTGAGAAGCATTGTTTTGAATTGTAACAATTTCTTTTTTTGGTTCAAAAGAATTTACAATAGAACCAATATTGTCTAAATAAGTTTTTTGATATTTAGAAGCATTTGCTCCATTATTTCGAACAACAGTTGCTAAAAAACCAATTTCTCCTTTAACAAATTGTATTCCATTAGGTTGTCCTGAATATAAATCAAATTCATCTACAGTTATGCTTAATGATTGCCATTTATTATAATCACTTGCACCTTTAAGTTCTATAAAATTTAATCTGGTACTTTTTTCCCAACGTCTATCTTTTTGGTCATAATAATAATCTCGGTCTATTAAAGTTTGAGTAATAACTTCACGTGTGTCTAAATCACAAAAATAATAAAGCCTTATTTCAGGTATGTTGCTTATATCTGAAGTGTCGCATGCTACATAATAATCTACATTTACAGAAATTTCAGGTGTTCCAAGTGGTACCCTTAATCTTTGGTCTTGATTATATTGGTTAAATGTTCTTTGGTCTGTTCGAATTGACACAGTATATAAACCACTGGAATTTTGAGGTGGATTGTTTACATAATAACTCGTGGTGCTATATGATTTTCTTCCACTTCTTGGATTGTCATTTATTTTTATTGAGCCATTGTTAACATCAAAACCCGAATCATATTCCATACTTGGATTAGCCGCAACTTGTCCTAAAACTTTATTTAAAATTGACCTATCAACTTCAATCGCAACATCTTTTAATGGCGCTAAATATTCAACTTGAAAATCATTATTTACAGGTTGTAAATCTGATTTAACTTTTTGGCTCATAGGTTGCCCAAAATAACCGACATATTCTTGCATACCTTTAATAGTTCCACTACCTGTTTGAACACGTTGTCCAATTTTGTAATATTTGTTAGTGTGTGCTGTTGGGTTTTGCATGTAATTAATTAAATCTTGACTTAATCCATAATTCATTGCTAAACTACCTGTTTGCCCATTTTGAGCACTTGGTGCGTCTCTAACAATACGATTATCTGTTCCAATTAAAGCAACTACAATTTGCCCCCATGATTGATAAATTCGCGCGTTTTTATATTTTAACAATCCCTGTACAATTGCTTTGCCATTTTTTACATTGTAAGTTGAATCAAAAATTCCATCTTGCCCAACAGTATTGTTTCGAGTAACTCCATCATAAGTAAACCTGTCATTGAAACCTAAATAATTATAATTACCTGACATTCGAGATGTAATTGAAATTGCTTCATCTTCTTTTTTGCTATCCATTTCTACAAAAATATATTGATATAAACTATTTGTCGGACCAACTAAATTTGGAGATTGTCCTGTATAACTAACTTCATTTATAGGTTGATTTAAATAATATCTTCCCAATAAATCAATAGCATCAAAAGTGCTGTTGTTCATTACCGAACTTCCATAAGATTGTTGTCCACCCAAACGATTATATCCATATGGATTTATTTTAAAAGTGTCAATTGTTGCCAACATGTCTAATGCTGTTAGTTGTATTTTATATGGATATGGTTTATAAGATTCTTTAAACGTGTCCGCAACTAAATAACCTTGCCAAAACATTTGATAATAGCAATCTTCAATTTCTTCCATGTCACCTAAAATAGCATCTTCATTTTCTATTGTTCCTGCATCATAAAGCACTCGTTCAACAAATTTGCTTTTATTTGTGGCATAAATTTGAAAATCTGAATCTAAAAAATTGTCGTTTACATCACATAAATAATTATCTTCTACGTTTGTAATTCTTTCTCTGTAATTGTTTATGTCATCAGGATTTCTTAAAAAATTAGTGGTTGGACATAAAATATTTAATTTGTGATATTGGAATTTATTTATGCCATTATATAATCTAATTTTAAATTCATTTTCTGGGTATTCATGAAAATTTACAAATTCATCATCAAATCTTTTAAACAAATTAATTGTCATTTTACTTCCAAAAATATTTTTTTTTAAAATGTCTCCGCTTGTATAATTAATAATTACAGGATTTCCTGTTCCAACAATATTGGTAATGCCTCTTGTTTCGCTTGAATTTGGGCCTAATATTGTTGCATATTGAAAACTTATTGTTTCGTCATCATCATTGACGCCTACTACAATTGTTTTTATATTGTCATCATTATCTATAAACAACACTTTAAAATATCCAATACTTCCATTGACACTAAAAGCACCAGTATTAAATTCATAACCTATCGTCTGGTTTCTAATAGCATTGTAATCGCTACTGCTTAAAGTTATTTCGTTTATAAAAGGTAAAGAATTAGCAGTTAATGCAACGTCATTTTCATCGCTTAATTGGATTTGGTCAGAACTTAAATTTACATTAGTAATTTTTGGATAATTTTTTTGGTCAATATCTAACCTTTTGGGGTTTCCATCTACATCAGAAAAAAATAATCTGTAACGTGTATTGTAATTATCAATATAAGGCATAATTAAAGTCTTTCTCCATTTTCGTTTGCACGACCTAATGCTAAAACTAAATCTTGTCCATCAACAGTGAAATTTCCGCCAACATTAATATTTGAACTTTGTTGTTGAGGAAGCATGTTTTTTAATCTATCTAAAGGAGCAATAACTTCTGGATTACTTTTTGCCCCTGGATATTCACCAACCATTCCAAGAGTTGTTCCGCTTACAATACCACCAGAAGCAAATTTATTAGGCTTTGCTTTTTTCATCATCTTTGCAACAAGTGTTACAGCTGTAGCTATTAAAAGAGGTAATACAAAAGCTGCTGCTGGTCCAAATGATTTTGAGGATTTTGTAGCAGAGACAACCGCATTACCAGTTGCTTCTGCACCAGCTGCCCCGACTGAAGTTGCAGAGGCTGCTAAGTCTGAAGCTGAAGAAGAAGCATTAGCTACTTGTGTTGTTGTAGCCGAAAGTGTTTTAGCTGCGTCAACAACTTGCGTTGAGGCTAATACCGCTTGGTCACCTGCAATTTTTGTTGCGGTTTTAGTTTGCTCTGAGGTTTGTATTTTTAAATTTTCAACTAAAGTTTGTGTTGCTGTATTCATTAACTGGTTCAAATAGTCACCTAAAGCTGTTCCGGCTAATCCTAAGGAGTCAACTATACTGGAACTCATTTGGCCAAAGGAACTTGCAATTGATTCCTTAGCGCTTTCCGCAGTAACTCCTAAACGAGTTAACAAGGCAATCTTTTTTTCAATTGCTTCATTTCCTGCTGGGTCATCATTATTTTGAACAATTATATTATCTTCTTCAGTTGTGGGTGTGCCACCTCCACCACCTCCACCACTAAATAAATTATTAAATTTATCTTTTAAATTTCCAAACGTTCCTTCAAGAGTATTTTCAAAATTGTCAAAAACTGATTCATCTACTAAATTGACACTGCCTGGAATAATTGATTTTTTAACTGCGTTTTTAAAATTATTTTTAGTGTCATTAATAAAGTTGTCCATATTGGTCTTGCCATTCTGAGCAGCTTCTGTAAATGTTGATTTTAAATTAGTTCCTAATTCTTTAACCGCTTTGTTTAAGCCTTCGCGGTCTAAAGTAAATGCAGCTTTTATTATTGCTCCAGCACTACTAAAAATATCATAGATAGCTTTTCCTATCATTTTAATATGTTCAATAGTGTTTAATATTTGCAATTTGGCAAAACCAAAAGCGGTCTTAAATGCAAACTTTATACTTTCTACAATAATACGAAAGCCCATAGATTCATTGTAAAGCATAATAAAATAATTAGCTATTTCAACTAATCTTGTTTTTATTTGTGCCCAATTTTTATATATAATAACTCCTATACCAACCAAAGCAGCTGTTATAAGCGCGACAGGGCTCATTAGAACGCCTATTGCAGAAGTTATAAGCCCAAAGCCACTAACAATAAACGGAAGCACCATAGCGAGCGCACCTATGCCTAAAATCAATTTTTTAGTTCCGCCGTCAAGCTGATTAAACTTTTTAAATAAGTTTCCGACAAATGCCATTGCTTTTTGTAAAGCTGGGCCAACAACTGTCATAAGATTTGCGCCAAATGTTTTGAAGTCTTCTTTTAAAGCGTTTATTGATTTTCTTAATTGGAACTCTGCAGATTTTTGTAGCTCAGCAAAAGCTTTATCAGTCATTCCAGTTGTGTTAGTCATTCGCTCGAATATACCATTAACAGCTTCTGCGTTTTGACCAGTTAAGGCAAGCAAAGGAACTAAGGCTCTAACGTTTCCAAAGACCGCTGTTGTTGCGTCTGCGTTGCCTTCAAATTTATTTGATAATTCAGTTAAGACCGAAAGCAATCCATCGTCTTTAATTTTTTGTCTTACTTCGTCTGCACTTAAACCCATTTTTTCTAATTGGTCTCGGGCACCTGAAGTTGGGTTTAATAAAGTTGTCATTATACTTCTTAAACCGGTTGCAGCCTGTGAAGCATTTGAATTAGTTCTTGAGACTGCCGCAAATGCTGCTGACAGCTCATTAAAGTTAACTCCCATTTCTGCAGCTACAGGAATTACCATTTCCATAGAATCAGCTAACTGAGTGGCGTCTAATCGACCTTCACGGACCGCAGCAACTAAAGTATCAGTAGCTTGAGTTGTAGTATAATTTTGCGCGGCATAAGCAGCCATTGCGGCTGTAGATAATCTTGCCACGGTTTCAGTTTCACCTAATCCAATAGCTGTTGCTTTTAAAGAAATATTTAATGTCTTTAAAGCCGTGTCTCCTCTTTGCCCTGCTGAGGTTATAAAGAATAATGCGTCTGCAGCTGTTTTAGAGCTCACTGCTGTCTCTTTACTCATTGACTTAACACTATTAGCCATTTGGTCAACTTCGTCTCCCGCAATACCTACAAGCGTTTTAATCTTAGTCATTGCTTTATCAAAGTCTGCCGCCATTTTTATTGCGCCAATTCCCGCTAAAGCAATAGGAAGGGTCATTGCCTTCATTCTCATTCCAACAGCTGTTATCTTTTTTCCAAAAGCTGTCATTCTCATTGAAGCTCTTTTGAGTCCTCCCGTGAAGCCTGCTGTATTTGCTAATAAATTAAACCGTAAACTTTGCTGCGCCATGTTAAATGCTTTTTAACAAAAATACTAAATTTTGAACACTTTTTTATTCTTTAAATTTTCAACCTGTTGCGCAAACAAACGAGTTTGTTCAACTGTTGGAGCCTCAACATTTTTAGCTCGTTTATATAATTTATCTTGTGGTAAACTAAATAATTTTTCGGGCTTTATTAATTGAGATTTTTTTGAGGCATTGCTGTTGTATATCATTGTGCTAATAAATCGACAGCGTTCCCATTCATAATTTTGTTTAATATGAAAAGCCTCAGCTAATAGCTGGGCTTCATTCCATGTATATTTCCAAAATTTATTAGGGTCGATTCCTATTTGACCAATATAATAATCAAGCAGACTATCCCAGCTTAATTCTTGTTTGGTTTCTTCGTTGTTTTTTTTTCTTGTGAAGCTCTTTCAATACCCATATTTAGGTCGTTACCTAAAATTCTTGTATTGGTCATGGCGGTTAATATTTTTTCAATTTCTTCTGGACTAACATCATCTAACCAAGAGCCCACTTTATATTCATTGTAATCAATTTCATTGCCTTCTTCTTGGTCATAAGTAAGGACGCCACAATATATAATTGCTCTAAATGCAGACATATTAAATCCGCTTTCAAATATTTTTCCAATATCTTCTAATGTGATACCTAACAATTCTGTTAAGCTTGCCCAGAAGTTAAAAGAAAAATGTAGTGTTCTTTTTTTACCGCCAAGCATGGTTGTATAATAACCTCTCTTTTGATTCGCCATGATTTTAAAATTTTAATTATGAAACTGTTCCAGAAGTAATTGCACCGGTTACTGTCATTGAACCAGAATATGTTACTGGAGACTCCATTTCAGACGCTATTTCAATTGATGAAAGAAAAGCTTCACCAGTTAAAATTTGGTCGCCAGAAGTAGCTGTTGCTAAACTCCAATCGATTTTAGTTCTATTTAACATAAGCTCAGACAATTCTTTAAAGTTTTGAGTATCTGTATAAGATACTAATCCTTCAAAAGAAATTTCCCCGCTTCTTAAACCTGCAATATGTTCTGCAAACCCATTAGAATCTTTAGTTGTAGCTTCAGGAAGGTCATTTGATAATGATAAACTCGCTGAGGTTGAGTGACCAATTACGATTGGAGTTCCTCCGTCACCTATAACTTTTAATAATAAATTTGTTCCGTTGAAAACATTACTTGCCATCTTTTTGATTTTTATAAATTAAACATTACAAATATAGTTAATTTTTATATTTGTTTTTAAGCGTCTATATATTGAATTCCAGCAAACCCATGAACACCAATATTATCTAATTGAATAAAATAAGGTTTCCAGCTGTCAGGTTCATTTGCTTCTTCAATCCATAAAGCATCTACATGATATTTTCCCGACCATTCAACTTCGTTTGTTATATTTCCCTCCGCGTCATATTCAGGCTCTGTTAAAGGCAATTCGTCAAGGACTACTATTGTGTCCTGACAAGTATAATGAAACTTTTCATTTCCATTACCATCATCTTCCATTATATGAGGCAGCTCTAACTTTAAAGTTTCAAATTGTTCTTTGCTATCAAATTCATATTTTTTGTGAATCATAATTTTAAATTTTATTGTAAAGTTAAGTTATTTAATTGAGTTTGTGTCATGGCCCTGTCGTAAATAGCCATGTCAATAACTCCGACCGGCATTGGCTGATTTTCTACATTTGCTTTAGTAAATCTTAAATCATTAAACTCTCGATTACTTGACGTGCCATTTAAAACTGGAGCGAAATAATCTGGCATACTACCGCTGGTGGGTGTGCTTCCGTTATTTAAAATATTAGCGTCAGAACCATTAACAGACAACCTTAATTTTCCGTTTTCAAATGTTACCCCTATGTGATACACCTCACCAATTTTAATGCTTGAGTCTGCTATATTAGCTACCAAAAAAGAACTTGCATAAACATACCCAGCACTCCCTAAATTATATTCAAAACGAATATCAAAATTACCCCCGCCTAAACTAATCATATTCCAAGCAATTACAGAACTATCAACGTTAGACCCAGCATTCATTCCGGTTTGTCCTAAAGAAATATATCTTGAAGGAATTAATTCTGTTGGATAAAATTTCATTGTCCATGTTAAGCCTCGTTGAGGATTCGCGGTGTTTAAAGGCAAAAACAATTCACAATTTCCAACTCTACCCATAATGTCTCTCGGAATTGTTAAAGTAAAACCATACGTATTAACATAAGGCAATAAACATTTATCTCTTGTAAAATTTAAACCTGTAATAAAAATTGAATTTCCATTATCTGAAACTTTTGTATTAATAGCATTTGGAGCAGCAATACGATATAAATATGTTCCGCTTGTAGAACTTGATAAAATATTTATTCTATACCATTCACCAAAATATTCTGTTACATGAATTTTTTCAACAATATTATTTGTGTTATCAAAAATATAATTGCCATTTGTTAAATCAACAGTAAGAACATCTTGAATAGCTATTCCATTTATTCCAAATGCAATAGCACAAAAATTTGTGCTTGCTGCTTTTGCAAAAATACTAAAGCATTGCCCTGACACCGCTGTTTCTGCAAATTGTAAATATCCAACCCCGCCCCCAAATCCGGTCTTAGTAAGTTTTGACACCTGCATTAATTGCTCATTAGCGTCAGATTTTAAACGTATATCATTCTTAGGGCTATTAGTTCCTTCTACTAAATTTACATCAGCACCACTCAAAAAATATTCAGATAGTGAATTGTCAAAATTTTCGCTGTTTTTAGAATAAATTGTTACTTGGTTTTGAATATCTAATGCCCCTTTATTTGAAACATTATAATTAACGCTCGGCGTGTTATTTGTAAGCTGCGCTAATTCTTTGTTTTTATTTTTAACAGTTTTACCAGAAAATCTTTTGCCGTCAATCGGGATTGGTTTATACTTATTATTTGTTGTAGCATAGCCCATTAAGCTTTCGTTTCCGATTGCCCATTTACCATTACCAATTCTTATTTCCGCCATATTAAACTAATTTAAAATTTCCACCTTTTGCTAAATCAGAATAGGAGTTATAACTTGTTATGTCAATTGCTTCATTTTCGGTTAACTCTCTATTCCACATTAAAAGCTGTTTAAAGCTTTGTCTTTGGCCCGTATCGTTGCCGTCTGTTAAGCCACATCCAATTCTTATTCTATCGTATTCAAACGGTATAAATGAGCCAGAAAAACCTTCAATTAAATGGCCATTAATATAAAGAGCGTAGTCAGTATTGCTTTTAAAAATTACAACAATTTTCATATAATCGTCTCTAAGATTTATATAATTTGCTGTTCCAACAAACGGACCATAACCAACAGAAGAGCGTCTAATTCTTAAGTTAGTATTTGAATTAAAATCTAATGCCAAATAATTATTTGGAAACCCTCCGGTTTTAAACAAAGACCAGACATGTTGCTGCGTGTCGTGTCTATCTATTTTACCTTCCCAATAAACCGTAACCGGAAAATATGAAGGAAAGCCAATAATTGCGTTGGATTGTAACACGGGATTTAATCTTGTTACCGCTGTTCCTTGTGTTGCAATTAAAGGGCCGGGTCCAACATTTGCGCTGGTATTTGGATTTGATTCTAACTGTGCGCCATAAACATAAAAGCCTTTTCCATTTTCGCCCGTGTATGTACTTGAAACAACCCCGTTAACTTCTTTTTGAATTAAAAGTCTTATTGTTCCGACTGATGAATTGGCAACAAATGCACAAGAAATTCTATACCAACCGTTTGGTAGCTTTAAGATTCGACCATTTTGACCACCTAAAGCAACATCTCCCGCGTCAGTTTGCCTAACACTTTGTTCTTTTATAAAAAATTGACAAACATCATTTGTTGCATTTGACATTTGGATTCTTATAATATTGCGCTGAATAGGTTTTACATATAAAGAAAACCAATACCTTCTTCCAGACGTTATTCCAGTAATTGTTTGGGACATAAAATGTGTAACATT